ATGAGCAACCAGCGTTACCCCGAAGAATTCAAGATCGAAGCGGTCAAGCAAGTCACCGAGCGCGGTTTGCGCGTTGCCGATGTGGCGGAGCGTCTAGGCGTGTCCGCGCACAGCCTGTACGCCTGGGTAAAGCGCTACAGCAAGCCCCAAGCACAGCGGCAGCAGGTAGATGATCAACAGGCCGAGCTGCGTCGCTTGCGCGCGGAACTCAAGCGGGTGACCGAAGAGCGAGACATCCTAAAAAAGGCCGCCGCGTACTTTGCCAAGGAGTCCGGCTGAAGTACGCCGTCATCAGCAAGCTGTCGGTGGAGTACCCGGTACGGCGTCTCTGCCAGACCCTCCAGGTACATCCCAGCGGTTACTACGCCTGGCTGGCCGAGCCGAAATCCGCACGCGAGAAGGAAGATCAGCGCCTGCTCGGATTGATCAAGCATGCCTGGCTGGAAAGCGGCGGGGTCTACGGCTACCGCAAGATCCACGACGACCTGCGTGAGCTGGGCGAGTCCTGTGGCCGGCACCGCGTGGCTCGCCTGATGCGGGTGGAGGGGCTGCGTTCGCAGACCGGTTATAGTCGGCGCCCCGGCTATTACGGCGGTAAGCCGACGGTGGCTTCGCCCAACCGCCTGGAGCGGCAGTTCAAGGTCAGCGAGCCGAACAAGGTCTGGGTCACCGACATCACCTACATCCGCACCTATGAGGGCTGGTTGTACTTGGCGGTGGTGCTGGATCTGTTTTCGCGCCAGGTGATCGGCTGGTCGATGAAACCACGGATGTGCAGCGACCTGGCCATCGATGCGTTGTTGATGGCGGTCTGGCGGCGCAAGCCCAGGCAGGAGGTGATGATCCACTCCGACCAGGGCAGCCAGTTCAGCAGCTCGGACTGGCAGAGCTTCCTAAAGGCCAACAACCTAATCAGCAGCATGAGTCGACGCGGTAACTGTCACGACAACGCGGTCGCGGAAAGCTTCTTCCAGTTGCTGAAGCGGGAGCGCATCCGACGGAAAACCTACGGCACTTGCGAAGAAGCCCGCAGTGATGTGTTCGATTACATCGAGATGTTCTATAACCCCAAGCGCCGGCACAGCAGCGCTATGCAGCTGTCGCCAGTGGAGTTTGAAAAGCGTTATTTCCAGAGCTTGGAGAGTGTCTAGGAAAGCCGGGGCGGTTCAATCAAGATAGTCAGCCCACCACTGCAACATAAGACGCCGCTCGGGGAGGTGCTCAGCTTTGTGGGTGTAAGCCGCACGTACATTGTTTCGCTCCTGATGGCTCATCTGGCGTTCAACCGCATCTCGGCTCCATAGGCCGGACTCGACAAGCGCGGAGCACGCTATCGCCCGAAATCCATGGCCACAAACCTCCGCCTTGGTGTTGTAACCCATTCGTCTTAGAGCTGCGTTTACAGTGTTCTCGCTCATCGGCCTCCAGAAATTATGTGTTCCGGCGAACACTAGATCGAAGCGGCCAGTGATGCTTCGAGCTTGTTCAGCTAGTGCTAAGGCTTGCCGGCTTAGCGGCACCAGATGTGGCGTCTCCATTTTCATCCCGCGAAATGAATAGCGAACACCCTTGATCTCTTCGCGTTTACTAGGAATTGTCCAAAGCGCGCGTTCAAAGTCGATTTCTTCCCAGCGCGCGAAGCGCAGCTCACTGGACCGGGTAAAAACCAGCAGCGAAAGCTCTACAGCAATGCGGGTAAGGGGATGCCCGTGATAAGCGTCAACCCTACGTAGCAGTTCAGGTAACCGCTCTAATGGCAAAGCTGGGCGGTGCTCCACTCGGCGTGTTGCGGTAGCGCCGCGTAGATCGATGGCGGGGTTGCTATCGATATGGCCTTGTTGAACAGCGAAGCGCATGATTTTGGCAATGTACTGGCTCATACGGTTTGCCGTGTCCAAAGTACCGCGCTGCTCAAGCTTCTTCAGAGGGCCGAGTAGGTCGCGCGTTTTGAGCTCAGCGATAGGTCGAGCCCCCAGCTCCAAAAAGATGTGCGCTTCTAATCGGCGCAGCACGCTATCCGCGTGGTGCTGCTTCCATTTACCGGCGCTGGCTGAATGCCACTCCCGTGCAATGGCTTCGAAGGTTTGTGTGCGAGCATGCTCTGCGTTTAGCTTTGCCCGTCGTGTGCTTTCAACTGGATCGATGCCCCTGGCCAGCAGCTCCAAGTTTTCCGCACGGCGATTTCGAGCCATTTTGAGGCCGACGGCAGGGTAGTTTCCGAATGTAGCCAAACCGGCTCTGCCATCTGGCCGGGCGTATTTCATGCGCCAAACCTTTGTGCCACTTTTTTTGACCAAGAGGTGCAGACCCTGTCCGTCGAACAAGGTGAAGTCTTTTTCTTGGGGCTTGGCGGCGTCGCATTTTGCGTCTGTCAGGGGGACTACTAAGCGGGGCATAGGTATACGAAATTCCGTCGAACTGAGATATACCGTCACGTATACCCAATCTTGCGGAACATACAAATGCACTCAGATGCATCCAGAAACGACAAACCCCGCACGGGGCGGGGTTTGAATGTCGCTTTCGGACCATGAGAAGTCATGGGGAAGCATTTATATGGTGCCGGCACCAGGAGTCGAACCCGGGACCTACTGATTACAAGAAAACCCTTTTCGGCTTGCCTGACAGGCACTTAGGTGCGGGCTTGTTACGTAAGCGCAGCGCTAGCGGCCGGATTCCTTGCGGAGCCCGGCACGCTTGTTACGCAGGTTTTGGCGGGATCAGAGAGCGGAGGGGGCGACCTTCGGGACGCTCAGGTCGTAGATGTCGAGCATGGACTCGTCGCGGTGGCCGCTGGCTTCCTGCTTGTCGGCCCGGGTACCAGGGGTGTCGGTGATGCCGCGGCGCTTGAGGTCGTGCAGGCCGAAGCGCTGCTCCGCCGTGATGACGCCGGCCGCGATCGCGTTACGCATGAAGCGGTTCCAGGCGGTGTCTAGGCCGGACTTGCCCAGCGGCCCGCCGTGGTCGGCGGTGATGATGAAGCGCTTCTCCGGGAGGACTGGCACCGCTGTGCCCCGGGCTTTCCACACCTGGGCGCGTCGCGCCTTCGCGGCATCCCAGGCGGCGCGCAGCCGCGGCGTCCAGGTGACCACGTTGTCGCGGCTGCCCTTGCGCCGGTTGGTGAGGATGCCCTCGGGCAGCTCGTTGGCATCGGTGAGGGTGACGACCTCGATACCGCGCAGCCGGCACAGGTAGGCCAGCTCCATGACGTAGCTCAGGTGCGGCGGTACCGCATCCTTCTGCCCGCGTTTCAGCTGGCCCAGCTCGCGGGCGCGGTCGATCAGGCGTTGCATCACTTCGAGCGACGGCAGGCGGCGCTGCTTGCGCTCTACCGGTGCCTCGATGCCCATGGCGGGGTTGCTGTCCAGATAGCCGCGGTTACGGCCCCACTGCATCACCAGCCGCAGGTACCGCAGCGCGTGGGCAGCCTTCGACGGCGTGCCTTCGTCGGCGATCCGATCGATGAGCCGCTGGATCAGAGCCGGGGTGAACTTGCGCACGGCCAGCTCGCCGAGGGGCTTGCCGAGCTTGGTGGGAATGTTGACCAGGACGTCGCGCGACCAGCTGTAGCTTTCCTGGGTCTTGGGAGCCAGCCGCTTGAACTTGGCGCTGTCGTGGTACTCCCGGCACAGGAAGTTGAGGCTCTCCCGGTCCACGCCGTTGCGCACCTCCATGATCCGGTGCAGCTCGCCGAGCGTGGCCGAGCAGTTGGCGATGTTCTGCCGGCGCTGCCGGCCGGCTTCGTCGCGGTGAAGGGTGTACCAGCTGCCTTTGCCGCGATGATCAAAGAAAACGGCCGCTGGGATAGCGGCCTGATCAATGTGCGGTGGGATGTGGGGGTTGTGCTTCCTTGCTCGCCTCATAGGATATCGACGCCGTACTGCTCCTGGTTGCCGGCTTTCAGCCCGCCGGCCTGGTTGATCAGATCCACCGTGGTCCACGGCCCGGTGCGGCCGCGGAACAGGCGGATGCCCTGCTCGTGCAGGGCCCGCTCCACGTCGGCCCGGCGGGCGTAGCCGGTGATGCGCTTGAGGTCGTCGAAGGTCAACACGCTGGAGGCTTCGCTCATGGGCGGGCCTCCAGTTTACTGCTGCTGGCCGGTGGCCATCGCCGAGAATTGCGGCTCAAGCCTTCTCGCCTCGGTCCGCTAGCCATGCCGCCCTCCCAGCCACTCGCTACGGCAAGCCCACTGCCGGCGCATCTCCTCGATCAGCTTTGCGGCGCCGGCGGCGCCTCGATGTTTGGCGATCAGCGCGGTGAGGTCGGTGATGCGCTCTGCCGTCGTGTAGCCCTTGCGAAGCCAGGTTCTGGCCTCGCATTCCAGCCTGAGCTGGCTGCTGTCTTGCTCAGGCATTTGCCACCTCCTCCAGCGGAAGCCCCCTTGAGTGCAGCGCGTTCATGCTCCAGGGTGCCAGGCGAAACTTGCCGCCGTGGTAGCGGATGACGGGCGCCGTGATGGTCATGCCGTCACCTCCTTCGACTGCGCTTCCCCAGGATGCACGAACAACTCCACTCCATCGCGCAGCAGATCCCGCTGGGTCTCGCGCAGCAGCGCCGGATCAAGGCCCAGCTTGCGGGCCATGGCTTCTGCAGCCCAGCGGGCGCCCATGGTGTTGCTGGCGGTGCGCTTGTCGCCGCGCACGGTGGCCACGTAGGTGCCGGTGGTGAAACGGGTGCGGATTTCAACGGGCATAGCGGCGGCCTCCCTGGGCTTTCTTGGCGGTGAGGTTGCCCATGTAGCTGGCCCACTCGTCCTGCTTGCGCTGCTGGCGGATGCGGCTGCAGGCAGCGTGCTTGCGGGTGGAGCGGGCCTTGTTGCAGATGTCGCAGATGCTGGGCAGGTCCAGTCGGTGGCTGGCCATGGTTGGGCGGGTGCGGTTGGTCATTGGGCACCACCTTCGGCCTGGTGGCCGGGGTTGCCGTACTTCGCGGCGCCGCATTCGCAGCGGTACAGCCCGCGCTTGGTGATGCGACCGACACGGCCGTTCAGGTGGCTGGTCACGACGTTGCGGACGAAGGTCCAGCTGTGGCGTTTGCCGACGGTGCAGGGCTTCATGCGTCACCACCTTGCACGACCGGAGCGGCCTGTTGCAGCAAAGCCTTCATGTATTCAATCGCTTGAGTGGCGTCGTCATGGGAGTCGCAGAACACTTCGCGGGCCTGGTGCGCCGCACGGTTGACCGCGGCTTGCCAGTCTTCTGGCTCCTCGTCCGCGTCCCAGCCCTGCGCGCTGCGGCGCTCCATCAGGTCCAAAGCCTTGCGTGCTTTGGCGCTAAGTTCCGGGCCGATGCCACAGTCGCCGTCTGCCACGTAATTGACGAACTCCAGCAGGGCGTCGCCCGCAGCCAGCTCATGGCCGCGGGCCCAGCTAACGACCTCACCGCCATCGACGGTGCGGGGGATTTCCTTACCGAGCGCGCCACGGATAACGATCGTGTCGTAGCGCGGCGTGGTAGCCTGCTCGGCGCTGACTTCGGGGGTTTGTGCTTGCATGGTGCTTCTCCTTGGGTTGGTCTGGCCCTGGTGAGTTGCCGCTCACCGGGGCCTTTTTGTTTTCAGCGTGCGATCGCCAGGAACAGGTCAGGCAGGTGGTTGGCCACGTAAACCAGGCCGGTGAGGCCGGTACCTATCCAGCCGGTCATGGCGAGGCGGGCGCGCAGGCTGAGGCTGGGCTCGTCATCGTTGTACTGGGGCATGGTGCTTCTCCTTGAGTTGGTCCGGCCCTGGTGAGTTGCCGCTCGCCGGGGCCTTCTTGTCTCTGGGACGGCTTAGGTGAGCCGCATCGGCTTGCCATCGACCAAGACGTAGAAATTCACGTCGCGCAGGGCGTACAGGCCGCCAGGCCCGCCATGGACGACGAAGTTGTCGTAGGGGGCTTTGGCTATCCGCACCTTGAACAGCTTGTCGGTCTGGTGGGCGTACTTGCTGGTCTTCTTGATCAGCGCGTAGAGCTGCTGGCCCGGCAGCTTGCAGCCGTCGGGACCGTGGGCCGCCTCGTAACCGAGCCAAGCGGCGCGGGTTTCCAGGTTGGTGAAGTTGCCGGCCTCGTCAGTGGTGCGGTCGTAACCGCGAGGTTCCGCCCATGCGTTGAAGGCCAGCAGCAGGTTGAGTTGGTTGAGGTCGTCCATTGCGCTCACCTCACGCCTGAGCCGTAACGGGCGGCACGCCCTGGTTGAGCATGTTTCGTACGTTGGCCGCCAGCTCGGTGGGTGCCAGCGCTTTCTCGTTCTTGACCGGCTGAGGCAGCAGCTTGGCCGCCTCGGGAAACAGGTCCTCGACCTGGCGCGAGGTGCGGCAGGCCATCAGCACGTCCATCGCCTGGGCCCGGAACGCAACGGCCGCTTCGATCACGCCGGCAAGCTCGGAGCAGATCAGCAGCGCGAGCGACTCCAGCACCGGGTCGGTGATTCGCCCCATGTAGTGCAGGCGCGGGACCCCGCCGGTAGGGCTTTTCAGGCCGATAACCCAATGCCCCTCGTAGCGCTCACGCTCCAGGTGGCGACTGACGCCCTCGAAAGCAGGCGATCCCAGCACCTTCGCGACCAGCGCATTGCGCGCGTCCTCTTTGTAGTTCTTGTAAACGGCCACCAGCTTTTGCTCGGACGGCTCCTTGCCTTCGCGCTGCTGCATGTAGCTGGGTGTGCAGCTGGCTGTTGCTGTCACGGCTCCGGCCAAGATCAGGTCCGGCCAGTGCTTCTTGCTCAACCCGGGCAGCGCCTCGACCGCGTCGATGTGCTTGGCCCAGAACTGCTGATTGAGCGCAGCCAGGTCGGCAGCGATGCGCGGGCCGTGCTGGGCAACTGCCTGCACGGTGAGCTGGTCGGCGACCTTGTCGCGCATGACGTTGGTGATGCTGAAATGCTTTTGCATGGTGTTTTTCCTTGAGATGGCCCAGGCGTTGCCGCGCCTGGGCGCTGTGGTTAGCGGGCCGCCAGGGCCAGCAGGTCGGGGGCGAAGTAGTCGGCTGCGAGCAGTACCGCCAGGGTCACGCCGCTGCCCAGCAGGGTGAGCAGGTGCTCGCGGCGGTTGGCGCTGCAGCGGTCGTCGTTGTCGTTAATTGGCATGGTGCTTCTCCTTGTGTTGGTACCGGCGTTGCCGCGCCGGCGGGTTAAACGAGCTGGAACAGCCAGCAGCGGACCGTCTTGGCGGTGTTCATGCCGTCGGTGGCGATGTTCGAGTTGATGGGCTTGTTGCTATCGATGAACTTCGGCGATTTGCTGGTCTTGAGCAGGCGCTTGAGCTCGCTGAGGTTCGGGAGCTGCTGGCGCTTGTTGGCCGCCATCTCGACGAACTCGTTGAGGTTGATGGCGAAGAAGGCCGACTTGCGGGAGTGGTTCAGTCGGCCGCCGGGCTCGCCCAGGGGGCCATTGAGGAACTCGACCATGTCCCAGAATTCGCGCACGAGCGGGTGGTCGGCGTTGATGGCCTGCTGCCGCTCCTGCGCCATGCGCTCCACCTCGGCGTGCACCTGGGCCGCGCGCTCGTCGCTGAGCGGCACGACCAGCTGCAGGCCGTCCACCAGGCTGCGCAGCTGGGCGTGGTTCTTGGCGATCCGCACCGTACGGATGCCCGGCAGGGCCAGCAGCAGCTGCTCGTAGCCGGAGGTGCGCTCGTCCAGCAGCTTCATGACCTGCGCCTCGGGCTTGAGCGCCTTGATGATGAAGCCGCTGAGCTGCTCGACCGGCATGCGCTCCAGGCGCTCGGCGTAGAGCTTGGTTTCCGGGGTCTGGTGCTCGCGGGTCAGGTGCACATGGCCAAGGCGCTGGAGGATCGGCTCGGAGGCGTTCACGGCGTTGTTCTGCGCGATCAGCAGGGCGCCTCGGAACGGTGGTTCGCGGGTGTCGTTGCCGTTGTTCTTCACACCGGTGGAGCGAACGCTGCGGCCGTTATAGGCGGTCTTGAGTTCGTCCCAGTCGAAGTGCTTCACCGGCGCGCCTTCCTTCTGCTCGCGCTCGGACTCGATCAGCACCACCGGCAGGTTGCCCACCTGGGCGAAGTTGCGCGCCCGGCTGGCCGGGGTCGCCTTGGACGGGTCGAAGCCTTCGTATTCAGTACGGCCGGTCAGCTTCCAGAGCAGCTCCACCAGGGTGGTCTTGCCCGCGCCGGCCTCGCCGATCAGCTCCAGGAACAGGTAGGACTTGTGCAGCTGGCGGATCTGCTCGGCGTACAGCGCGCCCAGCCACCAGGCCAGCACCACCACGCCGCGCACGCCAAAGCAGCGCCAGAACAGGTCGAACCACTCTTCGTCGTAGTCGGCCAGGTTGGCGTTGATGTGCAGTACCGGCGACAGGCTCTGCGACTTGATGCTCAGGGAGCCGACGTCGAAGAAGTCCTCTTCGTTGAGCTTGTGCACCTTGCCGCCGGCGATCGCCAGGTCGTTGAACACGTAGACGCCGTGCTCGCGGGTGTAGCCGATCCAGTCGATGGTGTTGACGGTCTTGAGGCTGTCGAGCTGGTAGCCAAGCATGCGCTCCAGCTGCTGCGGGGTTCCGGTGAACATGGCCCCGTTGCAGACGTTGAGCAGGCGCTTCTTGAACTCCGGCGCCGAGGCGATCTGCGCCGCGGTGAAGGTGCTCTTGATGGTGGGCGCTTCGGGCCGCTCGACCCGGAAGTAGTACCAGGCCTCGTCGGTCACCTCGTTGCGCATGTAATACAGCGCGTCGAAGTAGCAGTTGGCGATGCGCACCACAGCGGCGCTCTGGCGCAGGGCCTTGTCCCGGCGTTGCTTGTCATTGAGCAGCTGGTCGTCGTGGTGCTCGGAGCCGTCAAGCTCGCGGGCGGTGCGCTCGTACTTCTCCATGTCCAGGTTGAACCAGTACAGGCGCGAGCGGTAGGTGAAGTGGAATTCCTTGCGCTCGTCCCACTCGTACATCAGCAGGCCCTTTTCCTCGGCCGACTCGGCCAGCAGCAGGGCGCCCTGGTGGCGGGCCTCGGCCATGTCCAGCTCGATGCGCTTGGCGCGCTCTTCGTCGCCGTCGATGAAGGCCCAGCGCTGGTGCAGGTCGTTCCAGTCGACCTTCTTGGCGCCGCGCTGCGGGATGACAGCCGCCTCGCACTTGAAGCCCAGGGCGCGCGCTTCCTTCGCCCAGCGGCGCATGTTGGCCTTGGCGACCGGCTCGTTATCCAGCGCCCAAACCAGCCGCGGCAGGCGCTTGTCCGCCTCATGGCAGGCATTCTTGAGCGCCTTGAGCGATTGCTCGGGCAGCGGCGCGCTGCTCATCATCGAGACGGCAGGGACGTCGTGGTGCAGCAGGGCAATGGCGTCGAAGATGCCCTCGACGATGTACAGCTCCTCGACCTCGACCAGGTTGAGCGACGGCGGGCACCACCAGACGCCCTTGTAGCTTTCGCCCGGCTTGAAGCGGGCCTTCTGCTTGCCGAAGCGCTCCGGCCGGTCGATCAGCCGTTCCCAGTAGCCGCCCTTTTCCAGCGGGAAGCGCACCGTCGCGCTGCCGGCGTTGATGTCGCGGCTCCAGTAGTTCTCCTGGCTGTACCAGCCGGCGATCAGCTCCAGGCGAAAGCCGCGGGCGAACTGCAGGTAGGCGCTGGCCGTGGCCATGGGGTCCTGGGCGGTGGCCGGGGCGGTCTTGCTCCAGTCGTTGAACAGGTCGTCATACAGCTCTTTGACGTGGACGCGGTGGCCACACTTCTCCGGACGGCCGCAGATCAGCATCCAGGGCGAGTCGTGGAAGGTGTAGAGGGTCTTCTTGCCGCAGTTGTGCGCCGGGCATTTGCCCTTGCGCATGTAGTTGGTGCCGGCCATGTGCTGGAGGCCGAAGTCGCTCTGGATGCGGCGCAGCACCTCGGCCCGTAGGGTTTCTTTCATCTGCATGGTGTGGCTGGCCTTACTGGTTGGCGCCCAGGGCGGCTTTCAGCGCCCCGATGGTGCGTTTGTGGCCGGCGAGGGCCGGGTAGTCATCGAGGATGCGGCGGCTGCGCAGGAACTCCGGCACGGTGCGGTAGCGATCGTCGTACCAGTGCTCGGTCAGGCCACGGCGCAGCTCGCAGCGCAGGCTGCTGAGCAGGGCCTCGGCTACGGGCTTGGGCATGTCCAGCTGGATGGCAATGGCTTGTTGCATGGCGGCAACCTCGAATTTCGGGTGCAACTTCCCCAAACCCGCTGGCAGGCGGGTCTGGGTAACGGTGATTCAGGGGGTAGTGGTCAGTGCGCGGCTGCTGCAGCCGGCAGTGCCGCGGGTGGCTGCAAACGCAGCGGTAGATAGCGAGTGGGGATGAAGGCCCGTTCCCCGCTACGAACAAGCACCAGACACACGCGGGTTTCGTCGCAACCCTGGGCCCAGTCGATTGCCACGCGGGACGCCAGTTCGGTCATCGCCAGATGGACCAGCCGCGGCGCCATGAACGCAGGCACGTCCAGGCCTTGAACCAAATAACGGCACGCGCGGTCATACAGGCGCTCATCGTCGGCAAGGTGCTCATCCTGATGGCGCAGGAGGTAGGCCTTGGCGGCGGCCTGCATGCTGCTGCGGTAATCCTTGGCAGAGGTGTCGTGGCTCATGCGTGTGCTTCCTTGAGTGGCTGATCGAACAGATCGGGTTGATCGGATGCAGGCCGGCTGTCACGCAACGCCTGCATTTTCGCCACGGATGGCGCAATCGGCAGCACCACCCTCGGCTTGTCCATGCCCGAGGTATTGATCTGGTAGTCCCAGCTCATCGAGCCCGTGAGCACCAAGCCGCAGGCCAGATTCATGCACTGGCCGTAGATGGTGCGGAATGTCGGTGTTTGCCCCTCGGAGTTGCGAATGCGCATCCGCTCTCCGCATGCCGGGCAAACCAGTTTGTAAACGCTCAAATCCCTTCCCCCTCGGCCGTGGCAGCGGCCGTACAACGTCTATTTGTGGCGGCAATACAGCGCGAGCAGCGCTGCGATTTCTGCATGGCGGGCAGAAACGTGGCAGCGGTGAGCGTCCAGAATGGCCTGTGCTTCGTCCGCATCGATGACCCCGTTCTCCAGGGATTTGGCGATGATCAGATCCACCAGGCCGCGTCGCGTGGCAGTCACAACGCTGCGGTGGTAGAGCTCGGTGTTGTCCAGTTCTTCTGGCGTGGGGAGCGGGACGAAGACACCGCCGTATTGAGCAGCGATGTAGTCCGGCAGGAAGTGGGTCCCGGTTTCTTCCTCGAGCACATGAATCTGCTCATCGGTCAGAGGGCGGTGGCCGGCATTCTCATAGGCGTGGTTGTCGAACTTCTTCAACTCCAGGCCCAGTCGCGCCGCCGCGCAATCACGTCCACCGGGGTATACCCCGATGATGGCGCTGACCACCTTGCGGCGGCTGTCTAGGATTTGGTGCTTCATCTTCTCGTTTCCCGCCAGGATGAATGCCATTACTTTGAAATCACTGCCGCGAAGTCAGTCTTGCGGCGCCCGTAACGCGGCGCTTCGCCGGCTACCACGCCTTCCTTGATGCCGAGCAGCACGGCGGCGCGGTGGGCTTCACCGCGCAGGCACTTCTTCTGCCCGTTGAGCACGGCATAAACCGTGGACGGGCTGATGTCGTTCTGTCCGGCCCATTCCTTGGCGGTCAGACCGAGCTTGCTGAGGCGTTCACGCGCAGCGTTGCGCGCTTGCTCGCTGGGGTATCCGTTCGGCATAGTTCAAATTCGTGTGATTTCGTGTGATGTGGTGCTGAGTATTTCCCTCATTTGATGGAATGTCAACATCCTATGGAGACGTTTGTGGGAATTGGCGAACGCCTGAAAGAAGAGCGTGAGCGGCTCGGCTTAAACCAGACCGATTTCGCAGCATTGGCTGGGGCCTCGAAGAACACTCAGTACAACTATGAAAAAGGCGAGCGGAGCCCGGATGCCAACTACCTGGCAGCAGCTGCCGAAAGAGGCGTCGACGTGCTCTACGTATTGACTGGCGAACGCCGCCCAGCAACAGCCGAAAGCGTCAGCGCTGATGAACTCGAGCTGGTTATGGCCTATCGCGTCATGAGCGATGCCGAGCGCTCGGTAATGAAGCGGATATCCGGCTCGCTCACTGGCTCGGATAGCACCCACAAGCTCAGCGACACACTCTAAAGAAAGCGCTCAGACGCTCAGGACCAACGGCCGCAGGCCACGACAGGGAATGCCGATGTTAGCCACCACCCGCATGCGCCTCGCATTGGCGCTGCTGCTCCTTGCTCCCATGGCCGCACAGGCTGATGAATCCGCCATCCAGGCGCACTGCCAGGATGAATGGGCGAACGATGCCGAGATGAGGGCGTTCTGCGCTAAAGAGCAGCGCCAGGCTGCCAAGGCACTCGGCGGTTACAGCGGCCCGATCCGCCAGCGCTGCGAAGGTGAGTGGCTGCCTGACTACAGCATGGCGTTGCATTGCGTGAAGGAGCAGCGCGCCTCCCAGGCTGCCGTCGCCAACGCGCCAAAGGACGAAATCGCCACCCGCTGCGCCCGTGAGTGGCCCAGCGAATACGACATGCAGGAACACTGCGCCAAAGAGCGCAGAGCTGCCAAAGACAACATTGAACGCAACTACTCAGGCCCCGTTCGCAAGCGCTGTGAGCGGGAGTGGGGCACCGAGTACGAGATGGTCGAGCATTGCATCATGGAAAACGGGGAGTAAGGAATGGACGCACTGGTGATGATCGTTGCCCTGGCCGTTTGTGCTGGGGCTTGGTGGTGGGTTGCAAAGCGCATGAAAGCGAACGGCCGGGGCTGGTTCTTGCGCAACTGGGCCGGAAGTTTCACCGGCGTGTTCGGGGCGTTGGTGCTGGTGGCGCTTTCGCTTGAGGTGGGCCTGATTCAGCCCGCCGAAAAATCAACGGGTCAGGCCTCCGCCGAGGCGCCCAATCCAGCCGTCGTCGAAGCGGAACCAGAAGATAACGTCCAGCCAGTCGCCTTGAAAAAGCCAGCCAAGACGCTAGGTATTCAGCCGGCCGACTACGCCGCGCGCGTCAATGCTGTGCTCACCACGTTGGGAAAACCCGACCGAGTCGATGCCAGCGCTATTACCTCGGGCGAGGTCAACGATGTGTTGAACGCGAAACTGGGCCCTTACGCTGCGTTGATAGCAGGCATATCCAAAGAAACCGGTGAGGTGCAGGACCTCACGGTTATAGGTGCTGGTGATGGCAGTCCTGCCTCTGGCTTGGAAATCATGATGATGGCTAGCGCGGCCCTCTCGGCAGCGGCACCTGGTTCCGATTTCAAGGAGGTGTTCAAGCAGCTTCCGGCCATGATGGAAGGCAAGTCCCAGACCTACGGTCAGGTTGAGGTGAGCGCGAAGACGATGGATCAGCTAGGCACCTGGTTCTTCGCCGCACCGATCTGAAACGAACATTGAGGCCAGGCATCGTGCTTGTGGCGGTGCCTGTCACGCGAACCTAGAGAGCAGTACCTCTTGATTCAGCAGAACTTGGTCAAACTGAACGTGGTCGAAGTGTATCCGCAGCGAACCGGAACGGCGCATGCGGGTGGCTTTTGCCAGTGTGACAACGGCATGGACTATGCCTTCAAGATCGCCGGCCCAGGCGCGGAGTTCGTGCCCGCCACGGAGTGGTTGTGCAGCCACCTATCGGACGCGTGCCGCATCCAGACGCCGCCGATGGATGTGCTTCATACGCCGGACGGTCAAGTGTGGTTCGGCTCGCGGATCGAAGGGGGCAAGCTGGACGAGGATGCCTGTTTGCTGGAGCTGCAGGCCGGCGACATGGCAGCGAAGGTGCCGAACCTGCAGGAGCGGCTGTCGATGATCTATGCCCTGGACTTGTTCACGAACAATACAGATCGGCACGGGAACAACTACCTGTTCCGTACCAGCTTGCAACGAACGGTAATCATGGCTTTCGACTTCAGCTTCGCCTGGCTGGCCCATGGCCCTTTGCTACGTGGCTATCCTGACGAGAGCACCAACACACGAAAGACGATGGCGTTTCTCGCTAGAATGTACGGCTTCGACGCAATCAGAGCTCGGGCAGTGATCGACACCATCAGAGCTTTGCCGGCTGACTGGATCGATGGCCCGGTGAGGTCCATGCCGGATGAGTGGAAGCAGAGCGTGGATGTGGAAGCTGCAGTGAACTGGTGGAAGAGCGACGAACGTGACCAGCGGTGTGCGTTCCTAATAGGGGCAATACAGTGATGAATATTGTCAATTACAGCCTAATTCAATTCACGCCCGACAGGAAAAGAAACGAGACCATTAATATTGGGCTGCTCGTATTATTGCCTAATGGAGCCGCGGTTCATCTATGTGAATCTATCAGAAAGATTAGAGCTGTCGATGGGTTAACATCGGCGAACGATCTTAAGAATATAGAGACTAAGTTAGCGAAGATATTTAGTTCTCTTCCGCGTGAGCCTAAAGCGTTAAGCGAAGAGTTTGAGTTTAGACGCACCATGATGCCCGGCTCGTATCAACTAAGTAAGCTTGGTTACTTTTCTGCTGCGACAGAAGATGAAGCAAGTCTGAAGATTAACCAACTAATGGCTGATCTGGTAATACCGCCGAAGCCTCACATCAGCAGGGAGCGCGGCACACGCATCATCACCAACCTGCGTAATCTCTTCAGGCATCACGATCTGTTCAGTGATAACGTAGGGGATATTTTTAATCACCGCATAGTAGAAAAGTTTCCTATCTCAGAACGAACAAGTTTACGCGCTGACTTCGCACTTAAGAATGGCGTATACCACATTACAGAAACAATAGACCTTGCGGCTAGAGACGCCTCAATGAAGTTTAAAGAGGCTGGGCTAAAATCATTTGTGATGGCAAAAGCAAAACTAGAGTTGGGAATAGATACGAAGTGCTACGCCGTATACTCAGCAAGCGCCGCCGACGAAAAAGACAAATCAGAAGCAATTGACCTATTGAGCGAAGGCTCAGACTATATTTTTAATCTAAATAGCCCGAAAGACAAAATAGACTACATACAGAAAATGGAAGCTGCAGCTGGTATACAGAAATTGCACTAACAACTAGCTCAAACCGTAAAGGGCGCCAACTGGCGCCCTTTTTTATTGGCTGAAATTGATGCCAAGCCTCACATGCACATCGGCGCTTCGTCCTGGTCCCATTCCTCGTCGATCAGCTCCCAGGCCGAGCGCTGCCGCTCTTCCGGCGTAGGTGCCAGCTCAGTCAGGCCTTCTGTAGGCGTTTCCATTCTCGCTCCACAGCGCGCTGGGCGCTGCTCTTTTCGGCGTACAGGTGCAGCAGCCGCTTGGGGTTGGCCTGGTCGCCCTCGGTGAGTTTGTGCTGCTTACCGGTCTTCTCGTCGCGGTACCAGGCAACGATGCCGGTATAGCTGCCCTTCTCGGCCAGCTCGGCGACATCGTCGGCGTCCGGCAGTTTCGATTCGAGCTCGAGCACGGTTGTGTAGCTGTCCGGCGTGAAGCTGTGCTGCACGTTGGCGCCGAGCCAGATCACGGCATCGATGTCCGCCTTTACGCCGATCAGGCTGTAGGTGAGTTCGGGTATCAGGTCCGGCCGGCCGCGGGCCAGGGTGTAGCTGAGCGTGGCGGTACCGCGCTGCAAGCGGGACCACTCGGCGCGGGCCGCTCGCAGGGCGGCTTCTTGATCGGTGTAGGTGTGGCGCAGGTCCTTGAGGTTGTCGCCGCCGCCGGCGATGGCTTCCTTCTTCTCGGCGCTGTTCAGCTCGTAGTAGTAGGCACGCACGCCGCTGTAGCTGTCGCGGTCCGCCTGCAGATAGCGGTGGCCATCGCCATCGGCCCGGGTGAGCGTGATGTGCGGCAGCGGCGCGCCGCTGGCGGTGATGCTCTTGCCGGCCGGCATGAACAAGAGGCGCCCGGCCTTGATGCTGGCGATCGCGTCGAACTGCTGGCCGAGGCGGCTGAGCAGGTTGGCGTCGGACTCGTTGGCCTGGTCCACCTGCGCGAGCTGGATGACCGAGAGCGCGGCGCTGATCACCGGGCTGAGCCCGTAGGCCGCGGCCACGGTCTGGACGATGGCGCCGAGCGTCTGCCCGCTCCAGCTGCGTTCCTTCTTGGCTTTGAGCCCCTCGCGCAGGTCGGCGCTGCGGGCGCGGATGTTCAGCACGTCCGGCGCGCCGCTGTGCTCAACCTCGTCGACGGTGTAGCTGCCCTTGTCCACCAGGCCTGTGTCGTGCCAGCCAAGCCAGAGGCGCACCACGGCGCCGCGTGGCGGGATGGCCAGCAAGCCATCGTGATCGCTGAGGCTGATGCTGAGCTGGTCGGCCTCCATGCCGCGGTTGTCGGTGAGCTCAATGCTGATGAGCCGCTGCTCGATCGCGCTGGTGATGTCCTGCTCATTGACCACCACGCGGCAGATCGGCTGCGGGTAGGCGGTGGTGTCGCGGTACTTGTCCGCCGCCTGGCCGAGCAGGTTTTTGCCCTGGGCGATGATGGCCTCGATCAAAACAGCAGCCTCCGCAGGATGTTGCCGCCGGCGGCGATGGCGCTCCCGAGCAGATCCACCCGGCCATCATCGATGCGCTTGAGCGCGAGGGTGAACTCGATACGCCGCGCCTGGCCGTCGCGAAAGAACAGCGTGCGCGTCTCGCTCAAGGATTCGATGATCCAGGTGCCGTAGATCTTCCCGGTGCCCTCCACCAGCGGCCAGGCCTTACCGGTGTCCGCCATGGTGCGCAGCGTGTCCAGGCTCAGCTGGCTGCCGGCCAGCCCGGGCAGCAGTACGCCCGGCAGGGTGATGCTGTCATCACCGCGGCCCATGTACTGGCGCGCCGGGTTGGTGCCGATGCGGCTGGTAGAGCCGTGCCGCCAGTCCGTCTGGCGTTGGAATTCCTGGTAGGCCAGGGTCTCCAGGCTGAACACGAACATACCGAGGGCCATCATCATGGTCCGTTACTCCTGGTCGAAGAGGGATGAGCGAGCGCGGGCGCCCTTGTTGCGCTCGCGGCGGTCCAGCTCGGCGGCGACCGCGCGGGCGATAGCGTTGGCGTCCTGCCCGGGGGCCGCGTTGATGGTGATGTTGATGCTGGCCGGGCCGCTCTGCGCAGCAGCTGGCGAAGCCGCACGGGCGGCCAGTGGTGGGCGTGTGTCGAACGCCACGGGCTCTGCTACTGTCGGCATGGCGCCGACCGCAGCGCTTAGGCCGATCGCCCCAGCGGCGGTCAGGCGCTTGGCGGTATCGGTAAGCTGTGACAGCGGGCCACGCTCGCCCGCCTGCAGGCCTTGGGCGAGGCCGGCCATGGTGAAGCCGCCCAGCTCGGCGAATACGCGCGAAGGTGAGTGAATGCCGAGCTTGCCCTTGAACCAGCCGATGCTGCTGTCCGCCGCGCCAACCACGGCGCCCTTGACCGCGCCGGCGGCGTTCTTGATGCCGTTGGCCAGCCCCTGCATAAGCATCCCGCCGAAGTCCGTGAACTTGCTCGGTAGCTCCACGCCCAGGTAGCCGAGCACGCCGGCAAACGCGCGATAGAACAGGCCCAGCGGGCTGAAGTTGACGATGGTGGCGGCGATGCCGGCGAGGCCTCCGGAGAAGCCCGTTTTGATCTCGTTCCACAGCCCGAGGAAGTACGGCCCGACCTTGTCCCAGTTGCGGTAGATCAGATAGGTGCCACCCGCGATCGCGGTAATCGCCAGGCCGATCGGGTTCATCGCCAGCGCCCGGCTGATGAACAGGATTCCCTTGCCCACCAACGGCAGCGCGGTCTTGCCCAGGTTGAACAGCGTGCCGGCCAGCCCTGCGCCGCGGATGCCGAGTCCCATCAGCGCAAAGCGCAGCATGGCGAACGGCCCAAGCACACTCGCCGCCACTAGCGCGAGCCCACCCATGCCGGCCATCAGCGCGCCGACGCCGGCGGCCGTCTTGACGATGTTGGCAGCCAGCTTCGGGTTCTCGTCGATCCAGCCTTTTACGCTGCCGATGACGCGGGTGATGCCTTTGGTTACCTCGCGTAGAGGACCGTTCTGCTGATCCTGCAGCTCGATGCCCAGGTTTTGCCATGCGCTACTAAGTCCGTCCAAGTCGCCGCGCAAGTTATCGGCCATGACCTTAGAAACGCGGCTGGCTTCGCCTTCGTAGTCTTTCACCACGTCTAGGTACTTAGTCAGCCCGCCCGTCCCAGCTTTGTCGAGCAACTCTGCCATTCCAGCAGCTGGCTCTTCACCGAAGATCGCCTTGAGGTATTCCAAGCGATCCCCAGTGCCCATGTTCTCGGTGGCTTTAGCGACGTCTGCAAGTACCGAAGTAATACCGCGCACGTTGCCTTCGGCGTCTTTTGCCTCCACGCCGAGCTTGGCCATTGCTTTTGCTGCAGGCCCAGCGGGAGCTGCGAGTCGGAGCAACATTGCTCGCAAGGTGGTGCCGGCCTGGGACGACTGGATACCCACGTTACCGAGCAGGCCTGCCATGGCGGCGGCTTCCTCTAGTCCCATACCAGAAGCACGCGCAACTGGTCCGACATACTTCATCGTCTCGCCGAGCATCTGCAGGTTGGTATTGCTAGTGGTGAAGGCCTTGGTCAGTACGTCGCCAACCTTGCCCATTTCGGTTGCTTCAAGTCCGAATCCACCAAGGATATTGGACGCGATGTCAGCGGTTTGAGCCAGGTCGCTGTCGCCTGCCTTGGCCAGATCGAGCATGCCGGGCATGGCCGCCTGGATTGCTTTCGAATCGAACCCCGCCATTGCCAAAAAACCTTGGGCATCAGCCGCCTGCCCCGCGGTGAACTGGGTGCTGCTGCCTAGTTGTCGGGCTTGATCGCGCAGTGCCTGCAGCTCGGGGCTGTTCTTATCCAGTCGGGCAAGGGCTTGCACCTTGCTCATGCTGGCGTCGAATTCCAGCCCGGGCGCCATGATCTTCGCGCCGGCGTAGAGGATGCCGCTGCCGGTGGCCAGCCCGCCGGCGCCGGTGGCGGCCATGCTGCCGGCCAATTGCTGGGTGCGCTCGTACTGCGCCTTGGCCTGGCCGAGCCGTTTTTGCTGGGCGGTCAGCTGCTTGAGCCGTTGCTCCTGCTGGGCAAGGGTCTTATTGGTGCCCTCGACACGCTGGCGCAACTCGCGCTCATGCTGGCCGAGGTTGCGGGTGCTGATGCCCGCCTCGCCGAGTTTGCCGCGCAGGCCCTGCAGCTCGCGCTGTTGCTCGTTGTGTTTCTGCTTGAGGGCGTGGCCCTGGCGGACCGCGCTTTGGAATTCACGCGTCAGCGCCTTGGTGGGCGTGGCGGTGCTGGCCAGCTCGCGGGACAGCGCCTTGACTCGATCGCGGTTGGCTTGCAGGGCGCTGCCCGTTTGGTCGGCAGCGCCTTTGAGGTTGCGGAATGAACTGACGTCCTTCTGCAGGGCCTGCAGGCCCTTGAGTTCGCCGCGGGTGTCCTTAAGGGCTCGCCCCAGGCTGGTCGCGCCGCTGGCAATGGTGCGCAGCGGGCGGGTGGCGTTGTCCAGCGCCTGGAGGTTGACCTTGAGGTTCAGATCACGCGCCATGCGTGCGCTCCCATCGTTCGATGGCGCGCTCGCGCCAGTCCATCAGTTCATGCAGCGGCATGGCGTTCATCTGTTCCGGCCCCCAGTGGAACACCAGAGCGATGTCCGCCATCACGTCATCTACGCGGCGGGGGATTCCGCCGTGCGGCCCGTCTTGTACAAAAAACCGGCGATGGCATCCGCGCAGCCCAGCAGATCGGCGACGTCCAGGGCTGCGACTTCGGCCTCGGTGAGGGTCGGCTGGCTGATGCGCGGCACCAGGCGAATGGTGGCGTTGACGTCACCGTTGATCAGGTCGGTCAGCTTGAGGCCGCGCAGCTCACCGGACGCCGGCTTGCGCAGGGTGATTTCGGTGATGGTGTTCTTTTCGCCACGCTTGATCGGCTGCTCGAGGACGATGGGGTCGCTGTGGGTCGGTTTGCTCATGGGGTTGCTCCTTGGGTTGGTTCAGGAGCGCCGGCGCTGGCCGGCGCCGGGATTACAGGCCGATGGCCTTGCGGTGTTCGGCGAGCATGTCCTTGCCGTTTACCTTGAAGACGAAGTTGAGCAGGTCGATCTCGATCTCCTCGTTGCCATCCACGCTGAGCTTGTAATAGGTGCAGGTGGTGGTGATGGAGTGCTCGGTGTCTTCGCCGGCCTCGGCATCACCGAAGTCGATCTCCTCATGCCGGCCGCGGGCGACTACCTCGACGGCGGTAACCGCGCCGGTATCGTCCTGCTGCACGGAGCCGGCCCAGCGCAGCATCACGCCGTCCGCCTTCACGGCGCCGAACTGGCGCAGCACGGTCAGGTCCCAGCCGCCGAGGGTCCATTCGATCTGAATGCCGTCGTCGCCGTGGCCGAGGTCGACCTTCACCGGGCCATCCATGCCGGCGCCGCGCCAGGCTTCCAGCTTGCGGCTGAGGGTCGGCAGCGTGACGGATTTGCACTGGCCAACGTAGCTGCCGCCATCGTTGAACAGGTTCATGTGCTTGAGTTTCTTGGGCAGGGCCATGGCTGGGCTCTCCTACGGCGCGGCCGGGGCCGCGCGGGTCAATGGGGTCAGGCGGTGATGCCGGCGGCGAAGTCGACCAGGTAGCGGTCGGTGATGCGCTGACGCAGCAGCAGGTTTTCCAGCGGCGGCACGGGCGTGTAGTCGTAGTCCAGGAACAGCTTGCCGGCCTTGAGGGTGTCCTTGTCATTGGCCGCCTCATCGAACCAGCACTGCCCGTCGATGATGTAGCCGCCGCGCTTGAGCTCGCGGAACTTGGCGTTGATGCCCTCGACGATGTCGCGCACCAGGGAGGCGTGCATGGGCTTGTCCACAGCCCAGAAATGTCCCTCTGCCATGGTGTCTGCCAGCACCTGGGCGGTGCGGGTGTAGTTCTCGAAGGCGAACAGCGGGTCGGCACTGCAGGTACGCGAGCCCCAGAAGCGGAAGCCGTCGCGGCGGATCAGCGTGGTGACCTCGTCGGCGTTGAGCAGGCCGGCGTCGGCGGCTGGGTTCTGCAGGTCGAAGTAGATGTCCTTGCTCAGGCCCGACACGCCGTTTACCGGCACGTTGGAGAGCGTCTTGTGCCAGCCGACCTGCTCGTCGAGCTTGGCGCGCAGGCCCAGGGCGCGAGCGATGGCGCTGGCCGGTGCGTTGGCGTTCGCCACGGTGTCCCAGGAGACGAAGTCCGGCCAGATGAGCATCAGCTCGCGCGCACCGAAGCCTGCACGGTAGGCCAGGGCCTCGGATACGGTCTCGCAGCCGTAGGCGTTGGCATAGGCGAAGCCGCGCAGCTGCTCGGCGATGGCCACCAGCTCGGTGGTAACCGGCAGCGAATCCAGCCCAGGCACGCCGAGAATGCGCGGCTTGACGCCGAGCTGGGCCTCAGCCGCCAGCAGGGCCTTCATGCCCAGGTATTCGCCGGTTGGGCTTACACCGCCGATGATGTTGCTGGTGGTCGCGGCCTCGTCGGCACCCTCTTCCACCCGTACCACGACGGTGACGGGCGACGCCTGGTCGGCGATGGCGTCCAGGCTGCGCGCCAGGGTACCCAGTTCGCCGGCGGAGCCGGACGCGGTGAGCACGTCGGTGAGTAGCACGGGCTTGTTGAGCGGGAACTTGACCGCATCAGCATCCGACGCGGTGCAGACCATGCCCACCACGGCGGTGGATACGGTGCGAATGGGGCGCGTGCCCTCGTTGATTTCGAGGACGCGGACGCCGTGATGGTATTCGGTCGACATGCGGGAGGCTCCTGCGGGCGTGTGCCGGATCAGTGAGCCTTGAGGGTGACGCGCGCGCGCAAGGGGCGCGAGCAGCGGGCTGTGTAGCGGTGGGGGTTACAGCGCGGACAAAAAATGCCCCGCCGAAGCGGGGCCAAGTCCTGGTTTGTTGCGGCTTGCTTTCAGGGCAGCTCGGGCGGCTCGGCCGGGGTGCCGAGGATATGCTGGGCGCGCTCTGGCGTGATGAGCGCTTGCTCGGCCAGGTAGTTGATGCCGGCGACGGTTTCGATGTGCTGCAGGTCGATGTGCTGCGCGGCCTGGACGAGCGAGAGCCAGTCGTCGATTGCAGGATCGGTCTGCGCGGCGGTGCGGACGGTCAGTCGCTCGGCCTGGTCGAAGCGGCGCAGCAGCGCGTATGGGGTGATGATCCAGGTGGGTACCTGTTCTATCGGTGGTGATGCCCCCTCGGCTGCTGGCGCCTGAAACTCGATGCGATGGGTACCGATGTCGATGACTTGCATGGTGGGTTCCTCGTTATTCGATGGGGCTGAGGACGGCGGCCAGTTTGCGGTTTATGCCACTGCCGCCGTAGATGTGGCGCGCCCAGACCTCGATGGAATGCTCGACCAGGAAGCCGCCCTCACCAAAAACGGCCGATGCGGCTTGCGCATAGCCCGGATTACCATCGTTTCGCTGATCAGCGTACTGGTGTAAAAAACCAACAACCGCCGCGGCGGCCTGGCCGGTGAAAATAGTTTTTCCATCGATGACAACTTTCGTGATTTGCACGTTGTTATCCATGCTCTCCTTACTGGCCACGCCGACCTGTGTGGGCATAACAACGTGCGCCGGCCCCAGGTAAGTCAGTAAGAAACGACCAGTAGCCTGAATTACCTTCACGCCGGCGGCGGCGCCGGAGGTGGCTTCGGCGATGATGGGCGGCATGCACCCGGCGAGTTTCGGCGGCTCGTTGCCGCGCAATACGATGCCCATTCAGACCTCCCAGCCTGCGTCGGTGAAAATGAATTGATAGATGCTGTCGCCGGCAAGGGTGACGGCCGGGTCGGCCCCCTTGGCGGTGCTGATCGCGCTGCCATCGGCCACGTTGATGATCGGAGCCAGACCATGCCGCTTGCAGATGGTGATGGCATCGCCCAGTGCCGCGCTGGCGGGTAGCGTGTAGGTGCCGGCGGCGCGCAGGCTGTAGCACTCGCCAACGCCGAGTACGCCCGGGGCGGTAAGCAGCGTCCAGCGGGTGGCTAGGTGGATCTGCTCGAGCACGTAGGACCGCGAGGCGAGGAACACGTTGGGGTCGACCTTGAGCGATACCACCGCCGTGTTGCTGACCACGACGTGCATGCGCACCACCTGGGTGCGGCCGGAGCCTTCAGACAGTTGCGGCTTGTAGGTGGGGGGCACGTTGGCGATGGCGATCATCACGCCGGCGTCGTCGAACAACGCCATTTCCCGAATCCACCAGCCGCCGACCTCGGCCGGCAGGATCTGCTCGGCGATGATGACGCTGCTGTTCTGCGGATCGACCGTCAGGCTGTTCAGCGGCGCACGGCGGCGCTCGGAGACCAGGCCGACCCGGGCCGGATCGGGTACTGGCGTGCCCTGGGCGCCGGCACCGGTGCCATCACCCACGGCCATGACCAGCGAGAGCTGGGTGCCAGTGGCGGCGGCGTTGGCCATCCGCGCTTCGCCGGCCTTGGTCAGTAGTGCAAAGAAATCGCTCATGCGCGCTCCGTAAGGGTTGGCATCAGGGGGCCGTCGACAGGACGTCGAGCTCGTCCACCGCCACGTCGGCGCCGGCGGTGTGCGCCTGGGCGACTACGGTGATGTCGGCCGGTTGGTAGGGATAGACGTCGAGGTGCTCGCCGTCGGTCTGTGCTGCGCCCAGGTGTGCCGGGCCCTGGGTGCTGATGACGATCGCCAGGCCGATCAGGTGGCGACTGACTGGCTTGGCCGAGTCGATCAGCCGCTCCATTTCGATGTAGGTCTGCTCGGTGATGCCGCGATCCGACACGCCGACTTCCAGGGCAAAGGTGCCCGGGACGCCCGGCGGATTCAGATGCCACCACTCGATGACCCGCTGCAGCGTGCCGCGCGGCGCGATAACGCGGCGCACGGCGCCGAGGGTGCCCTTGCGCCGGTGCACCTCGACGGAGGCGGCCAGCACTGCGCGCTTTTCTGCCTCGCTCCAGTTGGCGTCCCACTCATCGACCGAGAGCGCCCAAGCCAGCCAGGGCAGCTGAGCTGCCGGGCAGGTCTGCGGATTCCAGGTGTGGCGGGCATTGGCAGGCATGGCGGCAAGCCGTGCGGTGGCTTGCTCGATGGCGCGCTCGGTTGTGGTGCTGTTGGGCGGCAGCAGGCTGGGCACGTCAGGCATCGGTGCCCCCGATCGTCACGCTGATGGCGCTGCACCATGCAGCCTGAGTGGCATTGCAGACGATGTCGGCAGCTGGACTGGTGAGCACGACACGTTGCACGCCCGGCTGATGCAGGGCGGCATAGAGCCCTGACAGGGTGATGTCATGGCCGATGCGGTGATGCTCGGCGACGTAGGCCTCGGTGGCCTGTTGCGCCGCGGCACGCACCACTTCGGCATCCGGCCCCGGGTAAAGGGTGAGCGTGGCGGCAACGCTGTACGGGGTGATGGTGGCCGACTGAATCAGCACCTGGTCGGTCAGCGGCCGTACGTCCTCGGCATTGAGCGCAGCCAGGACGGTGGCCTGCAGGGCGGCGTCCGCCGTGCCATCGCCCTCGGTGGACAGCAGCGTCACCAGGACCTGCACCGGCGTCGGCGAGCTGACGGCTACGCTCTTGACCTGCGGCGAGGCACTGAGCGAGTGGAATTCGTAGGCACCGCGCGGCCCGGCGGTGCTGAACCCTTCCAGCGCCAGTTGGACGCGCAGCCGCAGGCGCGCATCGGTCTCGTAGACGGCGGGCACTGGCGGCACGGCGGTTGGATCGGCGGCGCTGACCAGCAGGCGCTGCACGCCAAACAGGGCAGCGAGGTTGTCCAGGTCCGCCCCGGTGGCATAGGCCAGGGTGACGGCGAGCACGGATTCATTTTCCCGCTGGCGCAGCAGGGTCTCGCGGTAGGCGCAGACCTCCAGCAGCTTGTTGATGGGCTCGGATTCGAGGCCCATCACGGTGGCCAGCTCCGGGGCGCGGCTGAGCAGGTCGGCGCGCATTGCGGTGAGGACGGTTTCGTAGTCCAGCGGCTCGACGGAGTTGGGAAACGGCAGCAGAGACAGGTCGATCATGCGACGGCTCCCAAGGCTAGCGGCACGCGCAGGCTGAACGGCTGGTTGGTGTCGGTGTGGCTGCCTTCCACGTCCAGGTAGGCCTGGCCGGGCTGCTCGCCGAGGCTGAGCTGCACGCGGCTGAGGCGGATGCGCGGCTCCCAGCGCATCAGGGCCATGGCCACGGCGGCGTAGGCCTGGAGGCGGGTGGTGTAATTGAAGGGGGCGTCGATCAGGTCCGGCAGCAGGCTGCCGTATTCGCGGCGCATCACACGGCTGCCGATGGGCGTGGTGAGGATGTCGCCGATGGACTGGCTAATGTGCGCGGAGGTGGCCAGCGCGGCGCCGGTCGAGCGGTTCATTGCGGCGCTCCGGTGGTACCGCCGCTGTCGCCGGGGTGCCTGTGCTCGACCAGGCTGATGCCGGCAGCGATGACGTCCTCGCTGACGGTTACGGTGCCGGTGATGGCCACATCGCCCAGGATCGTGACGCCGGCCGGCGCGCTGAGCTTGGCTTTGCCGCCGGCGGGCAGTGTGGCGCTCAGTGTGTGAGTGGCGTGGTCGTAATCGATCACGGCCCCGTCCGGGTAGATCCGGCGGCGCAGGTTTGCGCTGTTCGCCGGCGCCGGGCGTTGCTGTGAAAAGAGCCCAACCAAGGCAACGCCCTGGGCGGTTTCTCCGCCAGGGCTGAACAGCACGCACTGCTCGCCGATGGTTGGCGGGTCCCAGTCCCGGCTGGCGCCTGCACGCAGCGTCACCCACGCCAGATTCGGCACAACGAGCCCGCCGGTGCGCACGGTGCAGCGCGCACGGGCGTGGTCCACAGCGGAGATGGTGCCGAGGCGGATGAGGTTGTCGATGCGGCGGGTCAGGTCTGAGACGTTCATGGCCCCATGCTGGCGTTCGCGCGCGCGGGGCGCATTCGCGGGGCTGTGTACGGCGTGCCGTTACAGGCTCAGCGCACCAGATGCTCAAGCAGGCGGTCGCGGATCAGTTCGAGATCCGCGTCGGTGAAGCCGAGCAGCTCGCGGCGGGCGTACTGCACATCGGCCGCGCCGGGGGCTGGGCGATCGCGCAGGCCGTACTGGTGGATGCGGGCGATGCGTGAAAGCCGGCCGGCGAAGCCGATGGCGATGGTGCTGGCGTCGCTCTGCAGGCGCAGGTAACGGGCGGTGCGCAGCTTGGTGAACATCTGCCGCTTGCGCTTGATGCGCCCGGCCTTGGCGCGTAGCTCCTGCCGCGGCTTACGCGGGGCGAAGGGGGTGCCGTCAGCGTTGCGCTGGGCGGCGATGCGTTGCTGCTGGCTGCGTCGCAGGTCACGGGCGATGGTACTGGTGACCTTGCGGCGCTCGGCCGGCTGCAGCTGGTTGAGCAGCGCACCGGCCCAGCCCTCAAGGGCGCGCAGGTCATCAGCCATTGCCGCCCCACTCCGCAAGCAGCTCGCCGCTCGGCGTTTCCACCCGCATGGCTGGTACCAGGAACAGTTCGTCATCGACCACCGGCTCGGCCGGGTGGCTGACCTGCAGGGTGCCATCGGCCTGGCGCTGGACGATCACCCGCTCGGTGAGCGGCAGGGTGATGGACAGGTCCACCTTGCTGTTATCGAGGATGTCGGCCTCGAACTTGATGGCGTCCCTGCCCTTCTCCTGGTTCTCCATCAGCTCGCGCTGGTTGACCAGCACCCAGGCGAACAGCGGGATGGCGACGGCATCCGGGTGGCCGGCGAAGTCGGTGAGGATCAGGTTGAGCGTGTAGCTGTATTCAAACGACAGGCCCGGCGCGGCGGTGCTGCGCATGCTGCCGTTGTCGATGAACACCAGCAGACGGTCGGGGTTGCGTTTCAGCTCGGGGATGGCTGCCAGCAGGTGGGCGCGCAGGGATTCGGGCTTGTTCATGGGTCCGCCCTCGGTTGCTGCTGATTGTGTTTGTGGACGGCATCGACCTGCGCGGCACACTCCGCCCAGGCGCTGAGTAGGTAGTCGCTATCGTCGCTGAGGTCGCCGTTACTGATTGGCGCCGCTGGGTTCAACGTGCAAGGAGTGACGACCGGACAGCCATCGACTGTAGTCGTCTGCTCCAGTGAAGCTGGGCCGTTCATGCAGCCGGCGAGCAGCGCTAGGGAGAGGTTGAGTCCCCCAATCACTAAGATGCGGGTCATTTCGGCGGATCTCCTGCTTGGTGATTTTATCGGTGGCGTAGCCCAGACGCAGGCTTGCGAGTCGGTCCTGCAGACGTTGCTGGTCGGCGCGCTGCGCGGCGACCTCGCCACCGAGACGGACGATGGTCGCGGCCTGCCGCTCGTTGCGCTGCTCGAGCGTCTGCTGGCGATCGGTCGCGAGATCCGCGCGGGCCGTTTCGGCATCAATGCGCTGTGCTTGGTAGTTGAGGGCAATCGCCATCGCGATGAATACGCCAGCTATGGCGAGCCAGACTTTGGCGCTGGTCATTGGCGGTACCACCCGGCGAGGTTCATGGCCGCTTCATTCTGCTGGCGAACCTCACCGACCAGCACGAGGCAGCGCACACCCGGCACCGCGACGTGCAATGCCTCGGCGAACTGCTCGGCCAGCTGCGGCGGCGTGTCCGCTGGCAGCTCGAACACATCGCCATCCTGGGGGCTGTGCTTGCGGATCTGCTCGAGGTCGATCATGCCGCCCGCTCCTGCTCGCCGGCGAACTGGGCGTAGGTCCGTGCGAGCTTTACGTCGTAAAGGTTGCGGGCGTAGTTCGGGCCGTTGTAGATCCGGGCGAACGCCTTCCAGTTGCGCGCCTTGAGCGCCTTGTGCAGCGCGGGGTCGGTTTCGATGAACGACACGAAGGCGTCGAGCTGCGCGGCTTCGCTGAGCGCCATGGTGTCGGCGAAGTGCTGCGCGTCGAAGTAGCCGAGCCGCTGCCAGTGGTAGCCCATGATCTGGAACAGGCCCCAGCTGGCGGATTCCAGCGCAGCGGTGGCGTGGATCTGCTGGGCCTGCGCGAGGCGTTGGTGCTCAGCGGTGCCGCCGATGTAGCCGCCGGACTTGCGGTTGACCAGGGATGGATGCTTGCCGGCGAGTGCATCGGCCTCAACCTCGCTAAGGCCATTGGCCTGCAGTCGGGCGTGCATGACGTGGCGCTCGAAGAGGATCACCGGGCGGCCGTTGCTGGCAAAGCCCTCTCCCCTGCTTTCCACCTGGTTGACGGCCATGACGCTGGCCAGCGGCACGCCGAGGCGGTCGGCGGCCTGCTGCAGATTCTGCCGCTTGAGTAGCTTGGAGGTGTCGCGGCCGGCGAGCGCGGCCAGGGTTTTTGGCCCGGCGACGCCATCGTCCACCAGGCCGGCGCGGCGCTGGAAGGCGGCGACGGCGCGCTCGGTCTGCTCGCCGAAGTCGCCGTCCACGGTTACAGCGAAGCCGGCCAGCGTGAGTGCGGCCTGCAGGTTGCGCACGGCGAGGCCGCGCGAGCCGTTGCGAAGGAGCTGGGTCATAGTTGGTCGGCCTTGCGATCAAAAAGACGCTTGGCCGCAGCGCGCACGCCTTCTGCACCCACCAAGCCGATGATGCCGCCGAAGAACGGCGCGGTTTCTACCGCGATGCCGAACAGCGACAGTCCGTTGCTGAATGCGAGGGTGATGAGCCCGCAGACGAACGACTCGACCGCAATGCGGCGAAGCTCGCCACCGCCAAGCATCAGCCGGGAGCCAGCGATGGCAGCCGACAACGCGGCGGCGTAGATCACCGGGTAGTTGTCCTGTGCCCACGTGGCGAGCCACGCCCAGGTTTCGGCTCTGTCAGGCATGCGCTTCATTCCACTGTCCGTTGGCTGTGAGGGTGTTGATGTGCTGGACCACTTCGCCCAGCTGTGCCGGGCTGAAGCGTTGCGGCATGGGGAAGCCGAGCGCGGCGGCGCAGAACTCGCTGCAGAACCAACGGCGACGGCTGTGCAGGCCGACCGGCAGCAGCTGGCTGCCGAACAGGCCGAAGAAGTCATAGCCCTGCCCGGCGTTGGCGCGGAACACGCGGGCGATCTGGCGGTAGTCCGCCCAGGGCAGTGGGATCAGGTCCCAGTGCTCGAGGTTGAGCTCGATGTGCTTGGCGCGCACGCCGCCGTCCATCGCCGAGGCGGAAAGCCAGCGGCCATCGGACAGGACTAGTTCGCAATGGCTGTATTTGGAGCGCGTCCAGAGACGGATCAGGCGGTTGAACAGCGTGCCGCGGCCCTTGTAGAGGGCGAGGTAGATCAGTCCCATAGGTTCACCATTTGGCTTTGTTCGGCGCGCACGGCCTGTTCGGGCAGCTGGACCAGCGTGCCGTGTGGGATGACCGGGCCTAGGTCGGCCAGGCCGGGGTTGGCATCGAGGACCTGCTCGACCACGCCGGCGGTGCGCCCGTAGTGCCGCCAGCAGATGGCGTCGACGGTGTCGCCCTGCTGGGCGCGCAGGCTGGCCATCAGATGAGGTCCACGGTTGTGTGGGTGATGCCGAGGATGTTGCGGATGGCCCAGCGGGCGTCGCGGCGGTACTCGTCGGCGGTCGGGGTCAGTGCTTCGGCACGTTCAGTGCCGTCACCGGTGGCGCTGTAGTCGCGCATGCGCTCGGCCAGCTCGGCACCGGCGCTGCAGGCAATGGCGCGGCGGTAGAGGTGCACGAGGTAGCTCGCGCCCTGGAGCTGCGAGGCGGGTACGTCGGCAAGGCTGGCGTGGCCCTCTTCCTCGCGGGCGCGACGGTAAAGACTCAGCTCGCGGTTGACTTCGATCAGGGCGTTGACAGTGGCGACCTCGAGGCGGGCATCCGTCACGCTGCCATCCAGTCGCAGGGCGGCGCGCAGGTGGGCGCCGTCCAGGTCGGGGAACCAGCCGTCGTTTGTAATCGGGAACGAATCGGCGGCTGCCGGGGCATTGGTGGCGATGAAGGCGCTCATGGTCGCGGCTCGAATAGGTCGGCGGTGGTCGGGGCTTCACAGCTGGCCAAGGAGTAAACCTGCTGATCGGCCCCGAGCCGCCGGGGTGCGTGGGGACGCTCAGTTAGCGGGTGGCTCGCCGGGGCCGGTTTCATCGGCCGCGTTGCCCTCTGCGTCCGGTTCGCCGTTGCCCTGGTCTGGGTTGGGCTGGTCGTTCGCTGGGGGCTGGCCGGTGCTGGCATCGATCGGGGCGCCACCTGCGTTCGGCTCGCCTTTGCCCTGGTCGGGGTTGGGCTGGTCGTTCGCTGATGGCTCTCCGGTGCCGGTGGTGGCTGGCTTGCTTTCCGCGTGTTTCTTGAGGAGGCGATCGACGCGCTCCAGATCTTTCTTGGCGCCGCACTTGTCATGCAGCTCGATGGCTCGGGAGAGCTCACGCTTGGCGTTCATAAGCCAATCAGCCTGATCAACTTCCGGATCGTTTTCGGCGACCCAGGCGTAACCGCGTCCGAGCGCTAGGTGCAGCTTTGAGCGGGCCTGGTCCGGCATATCGTGCTGCGCGGTCAGTTGGGCGGCGCGGTTGAGATCCGTGAGGCTGAACGTGCTGCCGGCCTTGTGAGCCTTGAGCGCCTCCTCGGCAATCTCTTCGGCGAGCATGCACGCGGTGTTTCGCTCGAAGCGGTCCGGCATCTTCAAGCCGTGCTTGAGCACGTACTCGCCGATGTCCAGCGCGCCGGCGTAATCCCCGATATCAATGCGCCAGACCATGACGGTGGTCAGCACTTCGTCCTGGGCGCCGCGCCCGGCGGCCAGCACGCCGTCAACGTAGGGAACGTAGGCCGGGAGCAGCTGCACCTTGAGCGCAACCTTGCCCTCAGTGGACTGGATGTTGCTCAGGCGCAGGCGGTCCTGGTGCAGCTGGGCGAGCTGCAGTTCGTAGGTGGTGGCGCCGGCCATGGTTTGCGCCGGCGCGGTGGCGGCCGCTTCCAGGGCGGCACGCTTACGCAGCTGGGTACGCTGGGCGAGGGTCAGGGCCATGGGTTATGCCTCAGTCGGTGCCGGGTAGGTCATGGCCTCGATGTTCTCGACCAGGGCAATGGCGCCGAAGTCTTCGACGATGTAGGCATCGTTGCTGGACTGGTAATCGGCGATGCGGTCGTACTCGGGCTCATCCTTCAGGTGACGGCGGCGAGCGCCTTCCTGCCAGTAGATCGACAGGTTCTTGAGGAAGGTGACCAGCACGGTGCCCTCGGGGAAGAACGGCGCATCGACCACCGGCAGACCGCCGAGGCGCGCGCGGCTGACGACTTCCTGAGCAGCGTTCTCTTCCTGGTTGGAAGCGGCACCCTTCTCTACGGCCTTGAGCAGTTTCTCGTGCATCAGGTCGCGGCTGACCAGCACGACCAGGTCCGGACGGGAGCGGTGCCACGGATCGAGCGTCTGGATGGCATCGAATACCAGGCCGTCGAGGGTCTGGTAGTCGCCGCTGATCTCGGTGTCCACGCCGGCCACCTTGATGACCTTGGTGGCGCCCACGGTCACTTTACCGGCGACGGCGCCTTCATCGATCACACGGTCTGGTGCCTTGGTGCGGATCTTCTGCAGCCAGCCGATGTTGACGTCCTGCAGCATCGGGTTGGCGGTGCGGTCGGTGGCGGCCGCGGCGCTGACGCCGTTGAAACCGACCATGATCCGGTCCAGCGCCTGGCGCTGAATGATGGCGTTTGTCAGACGCACCTGGAAGTCGGGGAATTTGGCCCAGGCATCCAGCAGCGAGTACGGGAACGCGCTGTCGTAGTTGGTCTGCACGCAGTTGTAGCTGTCCTTGGCCAGCGCCTGACGCTGCGCCGGGGTGCGACGGTTGCCGCCTGCGGTGTCGGTACGCCCGGCGATAGGGCCATTCACGCCCAGCAGCAGCGCCTCGCCGCTTTGCTCCATGACGCCGATCAGGTTGATCCGGCCGAGGAAGTCGGTGGACTCCTGCATGGCGGTTTCCAGCGTTTGCTGAACCGACGGGGTGACGCTGAATTTCTCGGTGGCGCTGGCCACGCCGTTGAGCAGAGCGATCTGCGCAGCCAGGGCGGTGAATACGAGGCGGGTTTCGTTACGCATGGTGTTTCTCCGGGGCGATGGGTGTGAGCGGGCTCAGAACTGGGTTTTGATCTGGCCGTTGCCGCCCGCTACCGCCGGGCGCTGCTGTTGGTTGTGGTCGTGGGTGTTGCCGAGACGCTTGAGCAGGTCGGCGAACTGGGTGGCGAGCTGATCGTGGGCGGTCTGCAGATCCGCGCGGGCCTTGGACTCAGCGGCAAAAGACTTGCCCTGCTCGGCAACGTGGTCGGCGATGGCTTCAACGGACTGGCCCAGCTCGGCGAACAGGGCCGAATCCTTGCCTTCCTTCTCCTTGAACTTGCCGAGGGCGGCGGCCACGCGGGAGAACAGGCCGGCGGTTTTGTCGTCGGGTTGCTCGCTGATTTCATCGAACTCGATGGAGGCTTCGCTGGCTGCGGTGAACAGGTTGTCAGCGTGCTGCTTGCGGGTGTTCAAGGTGCCGTGCTGGGCGCTGAACTGCAGGGCCTCGGTACCGAGGCTGGCCGGGCTGTCGGTGATGGCGAGGCCGATCAGGTAGGCCTTGCCGGTGTCGGCGAATTTCGGCTGGACCTCGACGGAGGTGTGCAGCTTCTGGCCGGCCTGGGTGAGCTTGATCAGGGCATCGTTTGGCTCGATCTGGACGAACAGGGCGAGCTTCTTCTCGCCGTTGATGTCGACCTCTTCGGCCTTGGCGGCCAGTACCGAACCATAGGCGCCGAACTCACCACCTGGCCACGGCCATTTGATGTGTTCGCAGTTGATGCGGGCGGTATAGGTGTCGGTGTTGTACTGGGACGCCATGTCCTCAATCCAGCTGCGTTCGATATTGCGACCGTCAGTGGTGGCGCCTTCGACGGCGACGCGGAACCAGCGGGATTTGAATTTGCGCTTCATCGGTGTGAGTCCTCGGTGCGGGCGGGTGGCCGGGCAGTTGAGGGCATGGTCGGCAGGCCGCGCCGTGCGGGCAATTCGCGCACCCTGTACTGGCGGGACGTACAGGGCGCGGGAGTAACGACTCGCGCGCGCGAACGGCAGCATCGGCGCCATGAATGCACCGACCGTTGAAATTCCCGTCCAGGATCCACGCCGTACCGCTCGCCATCTGTACTGGATGGGGTGGCGGGTGACGGATATCGCCGACTTCCTGGAGGAGAAGGAAAAGACCGTCCACTCGTGGAAAACCCGGGACGAGTGGGACCGCGCAGACAATGTCGAGCGCATCGGCGGCGCGCTTGAGGCTCGGCTCGTGCAGCTGATCCTCAAGGACGGCAAGACCGGCGGCGACTTCAAGGAAATCGACCTGCTGCACCGCCAGCTGGAGCGGCAGGCGCGAATCCAGCGCTTCCAAGACGGTGGTACCCAGGCGGAGCTGAACCCGAACCTTGAGGCGCGTAACGCCGGGCCGAAGAAGGCGCCCAAGCGCAACGAGTTCGACGAAGGCGAGATCGAGCTGCTGGAGGAGGCCTTCCGCGACAGTTGCTTCGAGTACCAGCTCGACTGGTACCGGGCAATCAACATGCGCACGCGGATGATCCTGAAGTCACGCCAGATCGGTGCGACCTTCTACTTCGCCCGCGAGGCGCTGATCGACGCGCTGCTGACGGGGCGCAATCAGATCTTCCTTTCGGCGAGCAAGGCGCAGGCGCACCAGTTCAAGAACTACATGCAGGCGTTCGTCCAGGAGGCGCTGGGCCGACAGCTGACGGGCGACCCGATCGTGCTGGCCAACGGCGCCGAGCTGCATTTTCTCGGTACCAACTACCGCACCGCCCAGGGGCGGTCGGGCAATTTCTACTTCGACGAATTCTTCTGGGTGCATGGCTTCGACGAGCTGAACAAGGTGGCGTCGGGCATGGCGCTGCACAAGAAGTGGCGCAAGACGTACTTCTCGACGCCGTCGAGCATGGGGCACCCGGCGTACAAGTGGTGGACGGGTGAGCGGTTGAACAAGGGCAAGCCGGCAGCGCAGCACGTAAAGATCGACCTGCGCCACGACACCCTGGCCCCGGGCAAGCTATGCCGGGAGGACAAGATCTGGCGGCAGATCGTGACCATCCTCGATGCCGAGCGCCGCGGCTGCGATCTGTTCGACCTGGAGGAACTGCGCTTCGAGTACAACGCCGAGCAGTTCGCCAACCTGCTGATGTGCGAGTTCGTCGACGACGGGGCGAGCATCTTCCCGCTGACGATGCTGCAGCCGTGCATGGTGGACAGCTGGGTGGAGTGGGGCGAGGACTACAAGCCGTTCGCGGCGCGCCCGCTGGGCGACCGGCCAGTGTGGATCGGCTACGACCCGGCCGAGACCGGCGACAGCGCGGGCATGATGGTGGTGGCGCCGCCGGCGGTGCCGGGCGGCAAGTTCCGCATCCTGGAGCGCCATCAGTTCCGCGGAATGGACTTCGCCGCCCAGGCCGAAGCGATCCGCCAGGCCTGCAACCGCTACTGGGTGACCTATATCGGCGTGGACGTGACCGGGCTGGGCTCGGGCGTGGCGCAGCTGGTCCGCCAGTTCTTCCCCAACGTGACCACCTTCAGCTATTCGCCGGAGGTGAAGACGCGCCTGGTGCTCAAGGCCTACGACGTGATCCGCAATGGCCGGCTGGAGTTCGATGCCGGCTGGACGGACGTGGCCAGCTCGCTAATGGCGATTCGCAAGACGATCACGGCCTCGGGCCGCCAGATGACCTACACCGCCGGGCGCAACGACGAGACCGGCCACGCAGACCTCGCGTGGGCTCTGTTCCACGCCCTGCACAACGAACCGCTCGAGGGGCAGACCTCGGCGAACACTGGATTCATGGAGATCTGCTGATGAGCGAACTGACCACCGCCCCCGCCCCTGGCGTGGAGGCCTTCACCTTCGGCGATCCTCTGCCGGTGCTCGATGGGCGCGAATTGCTCGACTACCTGGAATGCTGGCTCAACGGGAAGTGGTACGAACCGCCGTTGTCGCTGGATGGGCTGGCGAAGTCGACGCGGGCGAGCGTGTTCCTGCAGAGCGGGCTCAACTTCAAGCGCAACATGCTGGAGCGAACCTTCATTCCGCATCGCCTGCTGAACCGGCAGGCGTTCGGCCAGTTCGCCCTGGATTGGCTCTGGTGCGGCAATGCCTACCTGGAGCGGCGACGTAACAGGCTCGGCCAGCCGCTGACGCTGCAGCCGACGCTGGCCAAGTACATGCGCCGCGGCGCTGATCTGGAAACCTACTTTCAGGTGCGCGGGTGGAAAGACGAACACGAGTTCGAGCGCGGCAGCATTTGCCACCTGCGCGAGGCGGATATCAACCAGGAGGTGTACGGGCTGCCGGAGTGGCTGTCGGCGCTGCAGTCGGCGCTGCTGAACGAGTCGGCAACGCTGTTCCGGCGGAAGTACTACCAGAACGGGTCGCACGCCGGGTTCATCATGTACATGACCGATGCGAGCCAGAATGAGGCGGACGTCGACGCGCTGCGCCAGGCGCTCAAGTCAGCCAAGGGCCCCGGCAACTTCCGCAACCTGTTCGTCTACGCGCCGAACGGCAAGAAGGACGGGCTGCAGCTGATCCCGGTCAGCGAGGTGGCGGCGAAGGATGAGTTCGGGTCGATCAAGAACATCAGCCGCGACGATCTTCTCGCCGCGCTGCGAATCCCGCCTCAGCTGATGGGCATCGTGCCGACCAACGCGGGCGGCTTCGGCTCACTGCGCGAGGCGGCCGAGGTGTGGGCCGTCAACGAGCTGGAGCCGATCCAGGCGCGACTGGCCCAGGTGAATGAGTGGCTTGGCGAAGAAGTGATCCAGTTCAAGCCGTTTGAGTTGCCGGCTAAAAACTAAGCTGCGGGCCAGCCGAGCAGACGCTGGCCTAAAACTCTATACCTGTATGTTTGGCCAATTGGGTTTTAGCGAAGCCTTTGGCTAGATCGCCCAGAAGTCCGATTGTAAAACCCTTAGCTTTCAACGCACCTTCCTTTGTCATCGCCCAGATGGCGTCATCTCGAACCGCGTCAGCGAAGTCGTGGCCTTCCCATGTGAGCGCTCTGAAGCTCAGCCCGTTCAGTGGCGCACGCCCTCCGGTATCGATCCAGCCGGCATCAACAAGTAGCTTCCAGTGGTAGAGCACTTCAGCTCGAGAGATCCCGGCTGGAGCTATTTTTTCCGCGTCGAGGGTGGCAACGCCGCCGGCTCGCAAATCAAGGCCTTCCAAGGTCAAGACTAGCGAGCGGATCAAATCCATATCCCTTTTCAT